AAGTTCTGGCTTGTCTTTAACAATCTCAGAAATTGGAGCTGCAACATATGGACCTACTGGAAAGATATCACTAGCTATGTTTGGATTGCCCTTATTGTAAAGAACATCCATACCACCTTGGAAAATGATATCTAAAGACTGCTTTGGGATACCCATCTGGGTAAGTGAATCCATACCAGGAATACCTTGAAAACCCTTTGGAACTGAAAGCCAAATAACATCACTACCAGAAGTCTGACCTGCTGGAACTATATTGCCGTCTTGATCTGTCACCAAGCCTGCATTGTTTGGTGCTTGCCAAAGCATATAGCCACGATTGAGAATAGCAGGATTTGCTACGGACATCTTGAGCCAAGTCTTGTAAGCGTTCTCTTGTGCTGAGAAGAATGGGCTAATAAACTTCATCGCTCCAGCAAGATTGCTTCGACGTTCAATATTAAAGAGGATGCCCTTCATATCGCGTACTGCTACCTTATGAGCGGCTGACATAATAGCTTCCTGATCTGCTGCTGTCAGTTTGCTACCCTTAAGACCGGCAACAATATCAATACGACGACGTGCTTCCTGTCGGTAAAGTTGAATATAGAGTGGGTTTCTAGCCCAAGCATCTTCTGGAAGTTGAGCAAGGAACTTAAATGCTCCATTAATAAAACTTTTAATAATTTTATTTGAACCATTAGAGACTGCTTCTTCAAGGATGTGACCGTGAATAATAGGCAGAGTGGTAGGATCTCTAAATGCTGAACGAAGATCATTTGCCGTAACTTCGCGGATATTTGTGCGTAGACCTGATGATTCAGGTAGGTACTGATCTAGGAAACGACTAATCTTTGTAACATATTCTGCTGAATCTTCTGTATTGATAGCAAGACGCTTGCGTAGATCGCGTCCTGCTGCAGATCCAGATAACCATCGAGAGATATCATCAACACTTTCACCGGCAACAAGCCTTCTGACTACCTCTGAGTTACCGAACTGTTGGCGCAATGTCTGCGCCCACTGCTCAAAGTAACCAGGATCTGTTGGCTTTACAACGCCATAGCCTCTGGACTGTAAGGCTCGACCAAACATATCAGAGTTACTATCAACCATACGCTGGAATGAGTTAGCAGATGATGCTGTCCTACGGAACATTTCACCTAAAGGTCCACCAAAGGCATCATATAGTTCGTATCTAGTGCCATCACTAGCAGTAACTTCAAAAGATCCTGTGCCAATACGTTTCTTAGGTTCGACAGTTCCTACACGGTTAATAATATCGTTGTAGTGGTTGTAAATAGCAAGTTTTTCTTCTTGAAGCAGTCTGAGTGTGTTCAATTCACCCATTGCATCTAAGTCATCTGGCTTAATTGATAGGCGTGCCTCTAGTGCAGCCATTCTTGTCTTAAGTTCATTAAGTTCACGAGTAACTATATTAGCTGATTGCTGAACATTTCTAATTGTCATACCATCGAACTTAGGCAAATAGCGATCAATCAAGCGAGTAGGTTCTTTTACGGTATTGTAAATAAAGTTTTTAATTCCTGGACCAAGGTGGCGTAGAGTTGTCATAGCACCAACTGATGCTGCGATACGAGCCTGTGAATCAATACCGTTACGAATGGTATAACCTAAGCGAATAAGCACTGCTGCCTTAAATAGATCCTGAAATCCATCTGCTACGTTAAATACTGGATTAGTTATTTTGCCCTTTATTTTAAGAAGACCATTTGCATTTTCACGAAGTAAACGATCTAGTACTTCAAAATCCATAATAGGCAGGAAGTTTCCTGTCTGTGATTCTAGTTGTGGCACCTTAAGGATTGACCCATCACTATCAACCATAAAGCCTCTATCTTTAATAGAAGCTAAAGCAGATCTGCGACCTTGCGAAAAAGTCTTGTATAATTCATCTGCTGTTTCTACATCCACACCGTGCTTTATGGCAAGAGCGCGTACTGCTGTGCTTTCAATAGCAATAGCAGCAATCTGACGATCTTCAGGAGTTAATGCTTTCATATAATTATCTAATAATTTGTTTGCTTCATCATCTGTAAGAGCGCCAAGGCGACGTAGATTTACAGGTGTAACCCCAGCGATTGCATCAGATGGGCGTAGTCGCTCTAGGGTTGCTACTACTTCACGAAAAGAATCTGCATCATTGAAGTCAATAATACCGGCTGGACGCTCACCAAGACCCCAAGAGATCTTTTGATATAAACGGTGGAAAGGTGTTGGCTGGAAAACCTCAATGTTTGCGGTTCCAACCTTTTGATCGTAGAAACGAATAGAACGTGACTTGGCTACAAAATCCTCTACACCTTGAGCAAGATATCCAGTTGTACGGCTGAGTGCTCCGCCACCTTCACCGAGAGTCATCATCTTTGCAAATGTTTCATCTGACTTAAGCAAAGCATTATAGTTTGCTAACGCATCATCCATTATTCCTGGTGAGTCATTAAGGAATGGAATCATTCCGGCTTCATCTGGAGCAGCAAATAACTTCCACTCATCAACTGCAGAAATATCTCCACGTGCTACCTTAAGAGCATCGCTCATATCTGCACGAAGAAGTGTTAGATCAGCCATAGCCTTTGGATCACCCATTGCTGATCGAAGAATAAGAGCTGTATTTTCAACTTGATCTGATTGACCAAGCAAGTGAGCAAGAAGTGCTGGCTGATTTGATGATCGAACTAAAGGATGGTTAAGAGCATAGACTGAATCATTAGCAGTAAAGTCATCCAATATTTTAGTAAAACGATTCTGAACACCATACTGAGCCTTGGTAATAGCTTCTGCTGCTTTAGCAACATCATCTGCTGTCTTAAGAGTTCCTTTTGCTGCAACGCTTTGACCGGCAACCTTAATACCTTTGCCAGCAACAAGAGTAACATCTAATGCAAACTGTCCTGTAAAATCAATAAGTCCTGATTGAACTTTACCAAAGGTACTATCGTAAAATGCGTTCTTTCGTTCTGCTGGATTATAGATATTAAATTCTGGATCGTAAATCAAACGCCAATTTCTTGCTATAGACTGACCGAGTGAAATCGGTGGAACTACTGTTACTTCACCTGTTATAGGATCAACAATCTTTTGTTCTTCGTTAACAGCACGGTATGCTTTTTTCCAAGTATTAGGATCAAAGAAGCTGCCCTTGAATTGGGTCTGATCTGTTTGAACAAGGTTAAAAGTTGCCAAGGGTTCACGAATATACTCTTGGTTTATTTCACCAATTTTTTCAAAAGTAGGTTGCAGTCCAGGAACTTTCATAATTGCTCCACCTGCTGATGCAAGTGGGCGAATTATATTTTTCTGACTATCATTCCAAGCAGACTTAAATGGTGCAACAAAACCATTGTAATCTTCGTCATCATTCCAAGGAGCAGTTCCAATGTCGTATGCCATCTTTGCAACGCCACCAACACCATAAGCAATATCTACTGCAAATTTACCTGTGTTTACAACACCAGTTCCAACACCTTTAACTACGCTTGTAGCTACGTCACCAATTCGATTCCATATACTCACTGCATATTCCATAACTGCTTAATAATTGCACGTGTCTCTGGAGATGTATCTGGCAAGTCTGCAACATATGCTAATACTGGCTTAGCTGCTTGGATTGCTGCACGAAAGTTTGTGTCATCTTCTTTACGCATTTGCATTGCTGATGATCCTGCACCTGCACCCATATCAATACCTGTGGTAACTGGTTCATCCTTAGATTGAGTTTCTGCATAAAGTGGAGTAATTGGTTTTGCCTTTGACATTACCTCTGATGCTGGCATTGAGCCAGGAGATTTAGCAAGCGGAGCACCTGACTGTATAGCAGCCGTCTCAACGCCTTCGCCATAGGCAATAGAACCCATTCTTAGATTATCGGTACGTGTGGCATATTTACCTGGACCTGCAGGGCCAGCCAATGGATTCATTGGTGCTGTTGTCATCGGTCCTCCTCTAATGCTTCTAGGTCTTGTGCCATCTGTTCCCACGCCTGATTAGTTTCAGTCTTGTGGTTAGAATGGTAAATACTTAATTCATATAATGATTCAAAGAATCCTGATACAACCTGCGTAAAATTAAACGCAGCTTCTGCAACTATTACTATAAAATCGGAAGAGCGTATAGGACGACGTATTCTGTTATTGTCCATCGCCCTATACACCTTCCATCAAAATAATTAACCCTTTTTTACTGATGTTCCCTTGCGAGCTTTTGCCATCATTCCGAAAAAAACCTTGCCGCCTTTTGGCTTAGAGGTATCCTTCTTGCCTTCTACTGGCGTTGACATTGGCGCCTTAGCGCGTGATCCCTTGTTCATATTTACACCTCCCTCACTTATGCTGCGCCGGTAATACCAGCGAGTAGTTGTGCTATATCCGGACGTTGACCAGCAGCAGGGGCCGAACCAGCTTGTGTTTGTGTAGGTTGCTGCGAGGCAGGGGCGGGGGCCGCACCTGCTGCTGGAATCTGTTGCTCCATACCTGGTGCCATAGGTGGCATCTCTGGGGTTGGTGCTGGTTGTTCTTCTGGTGTAAATGCTTTTTCAATAATGTTTTCTAGGGCTTGTCCCTTTTGGCGACCTTGGATAACAGCAGCGATACGGCTGATAGCCTCTGAAGGGTCTTGGCCTTGCGCCGCGAGAGCCGGTATTGACTGTGCATACTGAGCAACAGCAAGCCGCAAAGAATCGCGCATTTCTTCAATGTCAACACGTTGTTCCTCCTGTGTAACGTTAAGATCCATTGGGATCTCACGACGTACATAGTCGCGTGATACGAGTTTATCTGAACGCATTTGTAG